CCATAAACAAATGCATCGTAACCTTTCATCCACTGTATCTTCAGTGGTGCATCATGTTTACCTAATCCTCTTTCCTTTCTAGATAAGTGTCTCATACTACGCTCCTATGTCCACTATCTCACAACTGTCACCTGAACAGGCAAGTGTTTGTGAGGAATGAGTATTATCTTCTTCTTCATAACTTTGAAATTTATCCCAATCAATATGAGTGAACTTACTGCTAAAATCATTGTATACAGCTTCTGTGCAGTCCTGATATGGTGCTTGCTGATAAGTATGATCGGAGTGTGGTAGGAAAGAAACACCTGACATCTCGTCAAAGTGTTTGAATACAAATGCTCCTACTTCCATCCACTCATCATCACGCACTGATATAGTAACAGAAGGTTTATGCTCACACCAATATCTCTGGTAGAGAAGCCACATCTCTAGCTGTTGAATAGCTGTCATGTCATTTCTAACCACTGACTTCTTTGGTGACTTCATAGGAAAGCTGAACACCATATTTGTGTCAGGCTTCATAACGTCAGGCTCACTAGGTATACCACTGTCTATCATGAAGTTAGTAAGAGGATCTTTATTATCGCCCCTAACGGTACGAATATAATGAGAGCTATGACGAGGGTGGATACCACTGCTTGAGTCAACGAGTTGTGAGACTGTACCACTTGGTTTGACACAGGTGATTGCTGTGCTTTGTGGGATTCCAAAGATCGTTGACCATTCTTTATTTGTTTCAACTGCGATTTCTCTGAGGGCTTCAAGTGTTTTGTCGAGTCCATGTTTTCTCCCATTAGTTAATTCATTATCCATAATACCTGTAAGGCTGACACCAAGCAGTCTTTCTTCTTCTGTATTATTCTGCCATATCTTTCTCAAGTATGGGAACTTAGTGAGTGTAGCCTGTGCTGTACCAAGTATAGTGGCAAGCATAACCTTTCTCTTTAGATCTTCAAACTTATCTTTCTCTCGTATAACAACCTCTGTAAGATTGCAGAATTGATAAGGTCTGAGAATGATTTCACTGCAAGGATTACAGCCAAACTCATGATCGGCATCTCTCCTGCCAAACTTCTTTGCTTGTTCCTTTGCAGATATTCGATTAAATATACCACGCTCTCCTGACTTAGACTCTACAAGAGATGTCCACTCACGTAGGAATGTTTCTCCGTCAGGCTTGTCGGTATATACAACAGAGTTATTTGACAGAGCCATCTGTGGTGCAGTCTCCCACCACTTGCCTGACTTGGCATGTCTCATCCGTTGGTCTGAGAGGTTAGACAAACTGATCATGGCTGATCTACGTACACCACCAGACACAACAACTTCCCCAACCTTACACATTAGATTATGACAGTCGTAGCTAGACAGCTTCTTGCCTTCGTTCTGTCTGAATAGAGCTACAGTAAAATTGAATAGATCAATGAGAGGTGCAGGACCACTGGCTCTACCACCAAACACTTTAAGTCTAGCACCTGCAGGTCTTACCTTTGACATGTCCCATACAGGAACTTCGCCCATATATAAGTGTCCTATCAGCTTACGTAAAGCTCTTGCCCATCCCTCTTTGCTGTCTTGTACCTGTATACAAGTGTCCACATGATCCAACTTCTGTGGTATCTCTGGTAGTTGTAATACATATTGTCTCTCAACAGAGAAACCAACACCTGTACCACATAACAGTATATACATAGCTTCATCAAAAGCTTTTGGATCATCCACAGGCAGGTAGCTACAGTTGTATCCTGCTGTGTTGTCTCTCTCAAGGGCAGGACCTGCTGTCATCAAGGCTCTCATAGAAGGCATAACCTCTAGGTTTTTTATAGCTTCAAAGATCTGTTGCTTCGGCAAGTGTCCTTTAACTTTCTCAGTGATGTAGTCTACGTACCTCTGTACAGTTTCATCCCATGTCTCTCTTCTGTTCTCTTCGTCCATCCACCTAGCATACCTAGATATTGCTATAAATTTTTGATAATCGTTCATGTTACTCCTCCAATGTTATTCGTATGTTTTTAACTTTTAGCCCATCAATATCATAGATAAACTCTTCTAATGCTTGTTGTATCTCTTCACTAGGATCACCGTCTGCAGGGACAGGGTAATCATCCTTGTCTAGATTAAGAGTAAGATATACTTTAACAACCATCACTAAGATCACTCAGTCCTTCAAGCAGATCAAGTTGCCCTGAGTCTGTCTCTTGCTGACTCTTTATCTCTACCAGTCTGCTGAGATACCACTGTGCTTTCTCTAAATCTTGCACACCGTTCTTGTATCGGTATCTCCAAAGATACTTAATAATATTACCCTGCAAATAATATTCGTATCCTTCTCCTGTAGCTGACTGAATAGCTTCAATGCACTCGACACCATACTTGTTGTAGTGTGGTGGACTATTAACCATGTCTTTATTTTTACAATCCATATCCCATTTAGCCATATTATGCACTCCCATTTAATTTATCCTTCATTGATTTAAAGTCTACAGTAATTACGTTATCCTGTCTAGAGGTAACTTTAGGCTGTACTTCTTTTTTTAACTCTTCTCTAGTAATCTGATATATTTTTCTAGCCCACTCGTCATCAGATCTTTGTAAGTCTATACCTACTAAACACATTCTTGCAAAGAACATCAAGTCAGAGTAGTCTCTATCCGAAAGAGGATTAGCTACAGAATCTAAAACTTGTAGATTAACATCTCCTGTCCAGTTGTTTTGATGATCTAATAGAGGAGACATACGTATAAGTACGTCCTGATCATCTAGTTTAAAATGTAAATCTTTGAATCCATCTTGTGTCATTAAAATCTCCTTATAAATTTTTTCCTTGGGAACTCTATTAGTTTAGGATGTGGTTTCTTTTTACGTTCTTTCAACCAAGGTTCTGGTATAATTCTATCATAGCATAAAAAGTTATTCTTTTCACACCAATCAGCGTATGTAGTCTTAGAACCCTTTTGAATCTTTCTTTTACTGCTCGTAAACACAAAACGTATATCAAGCTTTGGATGCTGTCTCTGTATACATGTGTGCTTTCTTCTATCGTCAACGGTAAACAATCCTTTTGTTTCTATTATTATACCATTGGGCAACACAAAGTCAGGAGTGTAATGTCTGTACGTTAAGTCTTCCCACTCTATCTTAATGCCTTCATAAATATATGCTATCTTTCGTTCATCAAGATACTCTGAGAGCTTAACCTCTAGCCCACTACGATAGCCTAACTTACGTGCTGCCCGATACTGTTTAGAAGTATACAACAATTATGTGATATTCTCCTTTCCTATTTCAATGTATGAAACAATCTTTGGTTCTCTCGCCTGAGACATGATAGATGGTAGCTCTTGCAAGCCTTCCCAACAAGAGTGCTTAAATCTACAGAAAGAACATGTTGTTCCTAAGATTTTGTTTCCTGTGGGTTTACCTCTAAATGTTTCATTAACTGGTTCAAAACATCTTTTAAACTCGTTACTCTCTATTACATCTAAATTATTAGATAGTTTATCTATCTCTTTCGTCAAGTCTAAACCATCGGCAGGTACATATTTAAAGCTACCGTTTGCTTTATTTATCACCCACCATCCACCTGCTCTCTTACCAAGAGCCTGTGCATACCCTGCCAACTGTCCTACATAACCAAATGGATCTTCCTTGGCAAGAGTGTCAAAGGATTCAAACTTGTTTCTATATGACCAATCAGATGCAGATTTAATGTCGTCAACAGCATCGTCTATAACTATGTCATATGTACCTTCTATCTTAGAATCAATATTTAATTCCATAGATACTTTCTTAGAATCCTCATAGGCTACACCTGCCTGTCTAAGCAATCCCTTGAACACAGCTTCCACTATGTCCCCCAACATCATATTCATAACAAAGTTATTGGGAAAAGGTAAGGCTTCTTCTGGCTTGTTTTTCTCAAACCAAAGCTGACAGGTAGGCTTGCCTATGTTAGACATTCGCAGTCCAAACTCTTTTCTGCTATTCTTAGAGCCAAACTGACGGTGCAAAGCTTCTTTGATATCATCGGATATTTTATTGATGTTATCATCAGATAAGACCTTCTTACCGTCAGTGGCTTGATCCAAGAATTTATGCAGTAGTAGTTCTGCCTTGTGATTCATTACTGCACTTTCTCATCAGAAGTTATATCAATGAATGATTCAACCATAGCAGGATCTACATTCTCCTTTGTGTGTACATTCTCTGACCACTTACTCATTACATATTGATTGTAGTTCGTAACCCAAGACAAAAGATCTCCAAATAAGTCCTGATCCTGATCACTTATATCGAGCTTGTTTGTCATATCCAGATGCACTGAAGGAACATAATAGCTATTACCGTTTGGTAACTTCCTTTCATCAGAACTAGCCTGTATAGAATGATTAACAGGCAATCTCTTTAGCTTAGATAACTTATCAAACACAGATCCAACTGTCTTAAAGGCTTCACGATTATCTACTTCCCATATAAATGGGACATAACCTAGATCAGCATCAGTTATAGTGTCACCAACTACCTTTTGGGCATTGTCAAACTTAGCCATACCAAATACTACACGCACTCTTTTTATCTGACGAATCAGATCTTTTGCAGAATCAGGTAGTGAATCAAAGTCTTGAATATAACCTGCAGGTTTACCACAATTAAACCCACCATCACTATCTTTAAGATCTACATTGAGATTGTCTGCCATAATAGTCTTAACAAACATACCCTTCACTGAAGAATCCTTATGTGCTTTCATAAACCTCTTGTACATATATCTCTGCATGAAAGGTCTTATGGTTATATCAGACTGATAATAGGTAGCATCCTCTGGAACTTCTAACTTGTAAGAACCACTAGGTATCTTCTCCACATTAACCATCTTACCTTTCAACTCCTCAACCCCTGTTATAGGAGTATGTGATAGCTTCAATCTAGCCAAAAAGTTTTTAGACTTCTTGTCTACATCTGTTGTAGGTGATCCTGCCATACCCATAGCTTTAGCCATCTCTTCAAAGTTATTGTTAATAGTTGTTGTAGTTGTTGTAATATTATTCATGTAATTTTCTCCTTATAATTTACAAAAGTGTTATAGTTATATCATTATACATCTTTGGTGTCAAGCCAGTTATCTCCTATTTTTACATCTAATTTTAATGGGACATTAAAGTCTATCTGCCATCGTGTATCAATGAGTGGTTTTAGTTGACTGTTAATACGATTTACTAAGTCCAAAACTGCATCCACCTCGTCAGGGTGGACATCAATTACAATAGAGTCGTGTACTGTATTCACTATACAACTCTCCATCTCCAGAAGCATGTTCTCCATAGCCATAAGCACCAGTGGTACTATGTCTGCAGTTGCGAATGCTTGTACTGGATAATTCTTTATCTGTGTGAAGAAAGAAACAGTGCCATTACCACGTCTTACTACATCAGGAAATGCAAACGATCTACCTGATGGTATCTTAATCCTTCCTGTTTCCAATGCTTCGTTTGCTAATGACTTGTGCCACTTCGCCACACCCTTATACTTAGAACTAAACTGCTCATAGTAAGAAGCTTCAGCCTGAGATCTGCCAAAGCCTGTAGCTCCATACAGAGGAGCAAACGTGTGTGCCTTTGCTTCCTGCCTAGATATGGGCTGTCCTGCGTCAGTAATAACTTGTGCAGTATAACTGTGTACATCAAAGCCATCTTCTATCTCCTTCATAGCAGTAGAATCTTGTGATAAAAATGCAGCAGTCCTAAACTCTAGCTGTGCAAAGTCAGCTTCAAGTATCTTGCCACCTTCCCATCGGGACACAAAGATCTTCTTCACAGGGAACGTACCACCTCTAGGCATGTTCTGCATGTTAGGGTCTGCACCACTGAACCGTCCTGTAGATGTGCGATGCTGTAATAATCTAACATGTAGCTTACCATCAGTCTTAGTATAGGTAGATATACCTTCAACAAATGAGGACAAGTATGTTTCTAAAGCAGACAATCTACGTACACGCTTGAGAAACAACTCAGCCTTTGTGTTGTTGTTACGCTTGGCAAAGTGTTCTAGTATCTCTAGATTTATTTTGTTTGTACTAAACCCATTGGCACTGACCCACTTAGCTGTGGGTGGGCTGAACCTAAGACCTGCTATCTGATTGGGTCTTTCTTCGTACAGCCATCCCGACTCATTACAGTTGGGACACTTGTTTGGTTTCTTAAACGGTGTGCCATTCTTCTTAACCTTTGTAATGTATCCACGTCCTCTACATGTAGGGCATGTCTTAGCAGATACCTTGAACACAACTTCACTGTGATGATCTACAGCTTGAACAAAGTCTCTCTTGTTCATGTAAGGATCAAAGAAGTTGCCCCACATAGCTTTATCTTTTGGTTTACGACTATATATAACCCAAGACAACTGCTCTGGGCTATTGAGATTGATTCGTCTATCACCCATCAAGTCCTGCACCTGTTGAGATAGTTCGTTTGTAATGTCTTGCTTCTCTTTCTCAAACTCCTTCCTAACATCATCAAGCTTATCAAGATCAACCTTAAAGCCACGCTGATATATTTTGCACAGACATACAGCTACCATGTTAGTATGTGTCACTGTATCAAATAGATCTGCATCCGTAGTCATAAGTCTGCCGTGTATCTTGTTAGCCAAATCAAATGTAGCTCTCAAGTCGTACACTAGATACTCAGCAAGTTCACCGTGAGGTATCTCAGATACAAGAGTACCATTCTTAAAGTATTCTTTCATGGTGTCCTGTTTCTTGTTGGCTAACTCATATCTCTCAGCACACTGTTCTAAAGACAGGGGCTTCTTCTGACCACGCTGAAGTATGTATTCACCTAGCATTGTGTCGAATACTATGCCTTCATATTCAAACCCTGACTCCCACAGCCATATCAAATCATGAGCAACATTATGACATACAAGACAAGTAGTTTTATCCAACTGCTCCTGCACCATCTTGTGTCCATTGGGTGTAGGAGGTTCTGTAGCGTGTTCAAATGTTACCACTCTCTCCCAGTTATCTGTCTTCATACCCACCATAACCAAACAGTTGTCAGGTTCAAAGGGGTCTAAATGTAACTTATCATTGCGTTTAGTTACATTATTTTCTACATCAAGTATTAATCTCATCTTTTATCCCATCTATTATTGTAATTATTTTATCTAGTGACATCTTAAACCATTCTCCATTACTGTCAATGGCTAATCTACGTGCTTTATTATGTGTCATTCTTTCTGCTCTATTCCTATCATCAAAAGTATTACTATACTCTAACACATAGTCTCTCAAAGGACTAGAAGTTTGATAACCTTTACATCTATCCTTTGCGTCAATGGCTTTTCCTATCTTGTACCAACCTTCCCAAGCAGGATTAGAAACTATGTACACATGACCTGATGTGCATTGATTATAATTCTTTAATGAAGAAAATGCAGCATCGTTAAATGTTTTGTATCTTCCTGCTTTGTACAAAGGATGACGCACAGATATATACTTACCATCCACATACATTCTAGCTGTATTCTCTTTATCTCTGCACGACAGGCAGTGATACTTTTTTTGTACTCTCTGTGACTCAATCCAGTTTATTCCTAACTCAAGTGTGTTACCACAAGAATGACATGTACCGTCAAACCTTTTAGTTTCTCTAGTAACACCTAAAAATATATTAGTTCTACCGTTCATGCTGTGTACCTCGCTGTCTTGTAGTCTAGCTCACAGACAATCTTGCCATGCCAACCAGACAGTTTGTTTTTCACCACGTTAATATGTCTCTGTGGTGACTGTTCTTCTTCACCCTCAACGTCAGGGTTCTTAGCTAGAAGTAGCATAAGATCAGCTTCGGCTGCCTTACCTGTTCTACTACCTTCCATCATGGCTTGGTTGAGTACAACCTTGCCTTCTGCTTCAGCAGATAGCTGTGACATGTAAAATATAGCACAACCATACTGCTTGGCAATCATACGAGCATGAACAGCGTTTGCTTTCAAGGCTTCATCCTGTCGGGCAAAGCCACCTGTCTTCGCAAACTTATCTCCCATATCTAGTACAACGACATCAGGTTTAAAAGATTTAGCTACACTCTCAACCCATGACATATCACGTCCTGTTGAATCATACAGCTTCACATTCTCTTTTACCTCTGCGTATTTTTCGTGTGCTAGTTTAGGATTGTCTTTTATCTGATACTGATCCATGCCAGAACTAGCTGTAAGATATCTCATGCCAACTCTGTGAACTGATTCTTCATTACATAAGACAACACACCTTGCCCCTTGCCTTGCAAAACCTGATGTCCCTGCAATCATAGAAGCATGAAAGGATGTCTTACCTGTATTGGGTCTAGCTCCGACCTCAATAAGATGTCCTTCATTGATACCCTCTATCTTTCGTGTGAGACTTGGTATATTGAATTGCCAACGTGCTTCCATATCATTCTTGGCAAGCAAGTTATCAATAGATATGTCAGCCCAATCAATGTTAAGAGTAGGTATGAAGTCATCACCATATTGCTCTAGTAGATTACGCAAAGGTTCTAAGCTAGTCTGAGATCCATTTACATAATCAAAACCAAGATTAGCAATCTCTTCACCTATCACTTGCTGAAATAACTTAGACAAAACTTCTTGAGCTATGTCCTTGCCAAGGGGTGTCTCCTTCTTAACACGTAAGAACAAATCCCCAAAGGCTTGCTTCTGTGCTGTTGTCATTGTTGGATTGCCTGACATGAACAGAGCTTCAACCTCATCGGGTGTTACTGTTCTGTTGTATGTCTTCATCGCATAGTCAACAGATGTTTTGATCTTACGTAGATCTTTTGTAAATAATTTATCAGGACATTTGATACCTCTATGATCATCATAGAAGTCCTTGTTCATTAAGCTACGTATTAATGCTGTTTCCATTTAATTCATCTCCTATTGCTGTTAGTTTTTCAATGTCGTTAGGACTCTTGTATTTTAGATCGTCAGATAATCGAATCACTCGTACTGTTTCTACTACACTTCTAAGATCGTTGCACATTTCGGTTGCTTTAGGTAGTGCATCTGGATCTAGGGCTACTATTGCTGAAGAGAACTGTGACAGATACCTCTTGTGTATGTCCGATAGTGACGTGCCTAACACAGCAACCCCAACATACACGTCACTACCTACAATAACGGCACTGACACAATCCTCAACAACTACAGCGATCTTACCACACCCAGATGTGAATGGCAAGCCACTATTCCCATATCTTTTCCATTTAGGCAAACTATTTCTAAGACTTCGCCCTATTGCATCGACTGTAATGCCATCATGCACAATGGGAAACACTACACGATTATCTTTTACATCGTGATGTAGTCCCCCCATCAAGTCAAACCTTTCCATAAATCTATTAATTTCAGGCTGTCCCTTGTATGGCACAATATACTCTGGCATTGCAAAATGTTGTGACTTCTTCTCTTCCTTCCTTAAAGTTCTTTTAATGTCGTTGATAGATAGATGCACAGATTTAGATCCCGAAACATTACAAGATGCTTTGTAACAATTCCAAAGTAACCTACCCATACTGTTCGACACTGTAAAAGTTTTATACCCACCACAGTTAGGGCAATTCATTCTCTTTGTTTCATCATTTAATATATCTATATCACTTAATATGTTATATATATTATGCATTATATTTACTCCTAGTAATTAAAGCGTTCTTTGCACTCTCAAATGTGTGCTTGAGATAAGGCTTGACCGACTGTACATTTGTGTGTCCTGTCACTGCCATAATCTGCCCCATTGGGACACCACTGTCAACCATTTCCGTAACTCCTGTCCTTCGTAAGTCCATAAGTCGGAGTTCGTCAGGCAGGTTTAAATGCTTCATGACACGCTTTGCTATCTTTGACACCCTCTCCAACCCATAAGGACTGTACTCCCCCTGTATGGGCTTTATATTGGGAGCTACATACCTTTGAAAGCCAAAGTCTGCCTTTTGTTCTAGTAGCATCTCGTATAGGTCATCGCTGATGGGTAAGTACACTCTTGATCTACGTTTAGATTGCTCCAAAGTTAGTTGTCCTTTGTCCATGTCAAGGTCATCCCAAGTCAGTAATCTCATGTCACCTATTCTCTGACACCATTCATATGCCATCTGAACTATAAGTCCTATGCTTCGATACTCATAATTTGCGTAGCTAAAGTCAAGAAATTGACGCACTTGTTCTTTTGCCCACACTACTCGTCTAGGCTGTGAAGATTTGCGTCTGATATTAGAGAAGGGATTATGATTTCCATACTCCATTTCAGTTACATAATTGTATACTCGTGACGCTACACTGCACACATGATTGGCAAGTGACACACCACGTCTTACCCATAACTCATATGTTCTCTTGGCTAGTCTACTTGATACTGTGTGCCATTTTTTATCACCTAAATTATGACATAAAATATTTAAAAAGTATATGTAATCAGCTTTAGTTGAGTCACGTAAGACATTGAAATCATTAGATAAAAGATAAGAGTTACATAATTCTCTGAGCGTAGTAGATCGGGTAACATTTACCTCTAATAATTTTTGTGTGCGATGCTCGTCAATTAATTTGTTTAATTCCTTTGCAATTTTTTTGGCTTCATTTAAATCGTAGCCTAACTCTTTGCGAGACACAATGCCGCTGTCAATTAGTTGACTAGGTGGATTAAACCTGTAAGATTTAACACCCTTTGGGCTGTGTCTTTGTTGCATATATCTAAGTAGCTTAACCATTAGAACACACTCCCTGTCAAGAAAGCTAGTATCCAAACCACAGCTACATAAATTAAAGTTATCTTAAATTCTTTGCTCATTATTTCTCCCATCTGTAAAAAATATGTCTATCAATTCTTGTTGTTTTTGTCTTGGTCTTTGCCCACGCAGGTCTTACGTAAGTTGCGTGATAGTGTGTTGCTCCTTCGGTTATGTCAAGCAATATGTTTTTAGTGATGAGAATAGAAGCATGGTCTAGTGCTAGTCTCCATGTTCTACTACCAAAGTCAGGCTCATCTTTCTTGCCGTCACAGTACCACGTAAACTGACACTTCCAACGTATAGGTTTGTCTGATTTCTTGTACGTCACAGCCTGTTTCACTACCTCACATACTGTATTAGGAAATCTTTTATCAGCCACACGATTAAGAACTACTTGTCCCACAGCCATTTGTCCTATCATAGATTGATTTCCTGCTTCATGGTATAGATTAACTGCCATACACATTAGTGCTGTTTCTAATATCATCCTATAACTCCTTGTACTACTATGTTAAGTGCTAGTGTTGCTACTACTGCACCAATCATCAATAAAAATAAAGCGTGTCCCTCATTCATCACAAAAGTTCCTCCAAAATTTACAGTTGTTATCCCCCTTGCACACTCGTTCATGCTTGGCATTTTCCCAACACTCTGACTGCCAAGGTGAGAAATACTTGGTAGTAAATCTGTCCACCCAATCCTGTCCGTCTACTGCCCACAGTCCTAGTATGGGCAGAGGTATCAACAGCAAGAACACTACGAAAAATGCCATGCCAAAGCCTTTATTATGATATGCTTTCATCTAACACCTCCACTATTTCTGTTTCTACTATTTTGTCATGGGTAAACTGATAATCACATTCGCTAATTATTTCTTGTATGTCAGCACCCTTTTCAACTTCTATTTTTACAATTATTCTAGCCATAACTATATTCCTTTCCTTATGTTTAATCCTTTTGGGTCATACTGGTCTGCTATCTCTTCTGGTAGATGCCTACTTGCTGTAGGGTCATTGAAGAAATCGTTTAGGTACAGCAAGAATATCAGAAACAACATAGTATAGCCAAAGTATTTAAGAAACTTATGGAATATTATATAGGCTTCTTGTGCTTGTTTTAGTGCTTCTGCTTTTACTTCACTGTCATCCATACTGCACCACCTGTCCTGTGTTCCACTTGTCTGCTTCCTTCTGTGCATCTTCGTGGGTGTCGAACAGTTTGATAGGACTCTTGTCATCCCACATAGCTCCACACCCTTGCTTCACATACTCCAAGCCGTCTGCTTCAAACGGCTCAAAGACTACTGCATACTGTACTAGCTTCATTCTTTTTTCTCCTCTTCTGGTAAGTTTTCTTTTAACTGGTAGTCTGTATACCAACCACCCTGCAAACCTCTAGGCTGTTCAAACTCTAGTAGTCTTGCTAGTGTGAACATGAGAGTTTCTATCTCACAAACGTGTTCATAAGAGATAGGTATTTTCTCTGATGTGTTACAGTTAAACTCCCTCAGTACATTAACGTACTTGAGTAGTTCTATTCTGTCCTTTGGTTCTATTATTATCTTCATGAATATACTCCTTCTAATATGTGCGAGATCACTGCACGAGTGAAGCCATTGCCGATCATCTTGTAGCGTTGGCTGTTTGATATAGGCTTTACCTCTCCAAGGTAGCCATACTTGTGGTCAAACTCACCATACTGTGTCCACAGATCTGGTAGTGTCTGCAAGCGTTCACACTCTAGTGGTGTCAATGCTCTCCAATGTAGCTCGTCTGTCTCTACCTTGGGCATTCGCCATCCACCTTGCATGGTAGTCAGGGTAGGACTCTTGCCCTTCCTATCATAGACACGCTTGAGGATGTCATAACCTTTGAGGTCAGCTTCACCTACTTGTCTCATGCCTACCTTACCTTCCTTGCTAAAGGCTAGTTGTCTCCTAGACTTCTCAAAGTACATCTTCATGCTACCACCTTTGAAGTAGTTGGCATCTACACAATAGGACTTGTCCCTGTCAGTCATACTGTCATCTTCTAGTATGTCCTGTAGGACGATGCCCTGATCAGCCAACTCGTTGTGTGGTATGTTGGTTATGTAGACACGCTTTCTTGACTGAGCAGACACAGTAGCACTATCATGTATATACATCTCAGCATCTGGTCTGATACCACGAATGAAGTCATACCAAGTATGTCTAGCATTAGACACAACATTCTCAAAGAGAAAGTGAGTAGGCTTCAGACCTTCCAATGCGTCATACATAACCTCTGATAGATCACGACTGTCTGACGTGCCTTGCATCTTACCTGCTACGCTGTAAGGCTGACAAGGGAAACCTGCGATCAGAAGAAAGACATCTCTGCCCATCAGTTCTCGCCAACCATTAGCGTCACCATGATGTACGGCATGAGGTATCTGGTATCTGGACACAGCACTGGCATACTTGTCTGTCTCGAATGTGTGGTACTCGTAGTCACCATCAGGTGATACATCAATACCTGCATCTAGGCATGAGAGGTAGGCACTATCTGTGCCACCACATAGACTGACCACTATCTTTTTATTCGTCATTTAACATCTCCTTTGTCATGAGTTTAGCTTGGAAAGCTCTGTGTTTAGCTTGATTGTCTTTGACCTTGTGACGCTTGTCACCTATGACCTTAGACTTCAAGATGCCTTGCGATACCATCTCTGCATGAAGCAGATTGCGTGGTCTTTTAGGCAAAGGTTTTTTGTGTATAATCTTAGGCATTTTTATTCCTTTGTTCCCTTCCATTTTTTGTTTTGTTTGTCATAGTTTCTATCGTAGTAATCATCTTCTAGGTCTTGGAGACTAGACTTAAAGGCAGATTCCAAAGTCTCATTCAAGCCGTTCTTTTTCTTTTCTCTCAAAAGAATAGCTAGAATAGCAAAGTGCATATTTTTTTCTTTCATGTCCATAGTCTTAGTCTCCTTTCAGTTATAGCCCCGATGTCGGGGTTGTTAAGCTACTACAAGTTGCTTGAACTCAGATGAGTCAACCCACTTAGACACTTCCTGTTCTCTCTTGAACATAGTGACTTCTCGTGTGTCCTTACCTGTGTTCCTAACCTTGAAGTTGTTTCTCTCATCACCGTAAGATGCATAGTTAGTGAATGCACTATACAAGGCAAAGACATTTGCACCTCTAGTGTTAGACTCTTCCTTGTACAAGGAGAACATCTTCTCTGCTTTCTTCTCTGAAGGGATCATCTTTTTAAGAAGAGAAGGCACATCAAAGCCGTTAAGCTGTATCATGCCCCAATCATTTAGCTTCTGCATTCTAGAAGAGAAGTCGGTGTATCCGTTATACAGCCTTGTCTCTAGCCCACCGATGGTAAAGTTAGATGTGTTTTTACACTTGGTCATGTCATACTCACCTGTAATCATACCATTGGTACAGAAGAAGTCGATAGCCCCAAAGTACACAAGGTTGCCACACGTACCGTCAACACCATGCAAGGCGATGATCCTGTAGCCTGTCGTAGTCTTATGTCCATTGCTTGTAACAATATCATGGGTTACATTCGGAAGAGTAATATCCATTCGTAACCAACCCCCTTCATGGGCTGTCTTAAATGCTACGTTCATACCGTCTAGCTGTTCGGCAGAGTGATTGTCTCTGACAACTTTATAGACAGAGGTACAGAAATTTCTGTGAGATGCAGGGCTAAAGCCTTTGCCCATGTGAGCGATCACATTGCCTGTCACAGGGTTGATCACGAACTTGTGATCTGCCATACGAGATGGCTCATACTGAGGTACAAAGTCACAGACTTCAGGAAGTTGTTGGATTGTGTTAGGTGTAAAATCTAAAGCCATAGTAATAGTCTCCTTGTTTTAAGTTAATGATAAATTCGTAAAGGGTTCTCGTAAACGTAACCCACGTCTGGTTCGTCATCAAGAAGGAACTCCTTGATAAATTCAAATTCTACCTTGGAATCTGGATAGCAATTCTGTGTTAATTCCAAGGCATAGTTAATCGCAGAAGATGTGTCCTTTATGGGTGGGTACGAGCTACCAACTCGCACCACACCCTTCTGACCATCTACGGATATGAATATCTCGTAGTGTATCATTGTTAGGCTATCTTCTTCTGGATAAGGAAGGACTTGATTGGCACGTAGCTTGCCACTCTTCGCTTGCCTTTCCTATCATAGGCATGGAAGGAAGAGTAGGACTTGCCAAAGTTTAGTCGAACCAAAGGCTCACCTGACTTGCCACCCTTACCCTTACGGATGAACCACCCAGTCTCTTGGATGTTGTCATCCCTGTAGATAACAGGCTTGTGACCCTGTAGCTTCAGCTTGATAGCCGTAGCGATTATCTTTAAGGCAGTGAAACCACCTGATACTGTTGTGCCTTTTGGCAAGTTGTCAAAGTTAAATGTAAGCATATGAATGCTCCTTTCTGTGTTAGTGCTAACCCCGACATCGGGGCTAACAGGGTTAATGTATTACAGTTATATAATACTTTCACTTATAGTTCAAGTATTATATTAACTGTATACTTTAACTGAAGGTTTGCCTTCAGCCGTAGTTGTCAGCCAGATAGAACCTACCTCGCCAACTGGTTCACCATTGTCTACATAGACAAAGGTATCGTTCTTGTAAGGGTTATAGGTCACAGACCTACCCTCATCATGATAGAACTTGGGACTGATCCAGACTTCTGGATACCATCCCTCTGCAAATGCATGGACATTCTTCTTCCCTTCGATAAGCACACGTTGTCTGCCACCTTGACGGACATTGAATGTGCCTACCAATAGGAACAACTCTGGTTGTCTGCCAACAACCAAGCCAGTCTGTCTATCTTGGATAGACCACTGACCTCTGTGTAAGTTCCAATATGCTCTTGCATTTATGTCCATTAAGCTACTCCTTTCTGTCTCATTACTTGTTTACGAATAAGTCTTCGTTGTTTTAATAACGCATTCTTTTCTCTACGACTAACCCCGACATCGGGGCTGTCTTTCTTTCTATCTTTCTTAGCCATTAGCTTGCCTTTCTATAGTTAGTTTTTCCATTACCATGAACAGGAATGAATATCGACTTGGCTTTGATACCATTCCCACTACACAGCTTACACTCATTACAGGTTGTACGTCTACCTGCTTCTTCTGATGCAGGACATAGGATCTCATACCCCTTCACCATCTCATCAACGGTATGACCGACCCTAAACGTCCTGTTGCCAAGCCCCCATTGCTTCCTAGCTTCGGCTTCGGTGTCAGCCGATATCATGCACAGGTCAGGTCTAACGTCAGCACCCTCGACCCCAAACTGATGCGTGTAGCCTGTCCTACCCTTGGAATGCACCAACACGTCATCCCACACAGAACTAGGCACAGCACTAGGATCACCGTAAGCACCAAGCCTAACCATCAAGCCTGAGAACTTAAGCCCGACATCGGGGCTATCGACTAGCCTTTTGTAACTGCCCTTCCTGTAGGCATTCCATACCGACTGCACCATCAGGAGCATCACGTAGCATGACCTACCGTCTGCACCCCCTGTCTTTTTATCAGGGTTAGCCGTTCCTCTATGGACACAGCTACCACAGATAGAGAAGTCCTCACCTGTCCTAGACATTTCGATAGGACTTTTGTTTTGTCCTATGATGTAGGTTTGAACCATGTTCCCTGTCTTGTCGTTGCTACTTTTAATCGTAGCAATTAAGGCAACAGGCTGACCGTCAAGAAGACTTGCACCTTCCCAGATTACATATCCATTACTCATGTCTTACACTCCTTTCAGTGTTTCAGTTAAGCCCGACATCGGGGCTATTTTGCTTTATCTTTGTACTCATCATTAACTTTCTTGAATACATCTTTTAGCATTCTATAAACCAAGTTAGATTGTGGATCTAAGCCATCACCGTTTTGTACCATGTGATCAATCTTGTCAGCTAATGCATCTGATATGCAGATAAGTTCATGTAATTCAAGTTTCATGTTTTTTCCTTTCAGGTTGTTTCAGTTAGCCCCGACATCGGGGTTATCCTCTCTCTCTATTAAATTTATATAACACTTTCATTACATTCAAGTGTTATTAAATTTATATAGAGAGAGAGTTTAGGCAAGCCGTCAATTCCCCTTTGGTATTGCCACCATAAAGAAGAACCCCGAACTCACAAAGAACACCATGCCCATCACAGCACAGACGGTATCACGTAGCCGATCAACGGTGAACAGCCCTTCCATCAACGTGCTATCCATTGCATCAGCCATCACGAATACGATGCACAATGATGCGATGCCCATAGAGAGCGTTAGAGATCTTGCAATAAATTCTAGTTTTGACATTTCTTTTTCCTTCAGTTAGCCCCGACATCGGGGTTAGGTTAAAACGAAAAAAAGGATCTAACACTTAGAGTGTTAGACCCTTTTCAGTTAGGGTGAAGTAGCTGTTATGCTACTTCTTGATCATCTTCTAGATACTCATCAATGATGATAGAAGCAATCTCACCGAGATCGAAACCACGTTCAGCTATGAACGCTACCATATCACGCTCATTCTGTGGAACAGGGTACGCCTTGACTTTTGCACCATCTTCGGTAGCCCCGACATCGGGGTTAGCTTCGGTGGCTTCAGCTTCGGGTGCATCTTGATCTTCCTGTGTAGGTGCATCACCCATCTCTTGATCTTTCAAGAATTTGTCATAAGCCTTTTTCATCGAACCGATGTTAGTGAAGGCAGGTTTTTCGCCCTTTTTAAGGTTTTTCTTACGCTCATCAAGCCACTTGTAAACCCCAGTATCGGAAGTCGAACCGTTGATGAACAACCAGAGACACTCAGAGAGTGTCTGAGATCGGTTTTTCATGTTACCAAAGACCTCGTGAAGTCTGCCACTTGGCACTCTTTCGGCATCACTCTCATTCTTGAGTTCATGATAAACACGCCCAATGTTCCAAGCCAAGCCGTTGAACCTAGTGTTGGATCGGTGACCCCTTTCAAGACGCTCAACGTGATTGTTGTGGATCTTGCTCAGAGCCTTACCTTGAGCATCAAGAGTGTCAGAGTACCTGATCCAAAGCCCCTTGGTGAGTTCGACTGATTGCTGAGTTTGTGTTGCTGAATTTTCCATTTCGTGTCCTTTCCTATTTTTTTAACACTTTCACTTAACGTTCAAGTGTTAAAAAAATAGGTAAGGACACGTTAGCCCCGACATCGGTGCTGACCATAGGCTTCTTTTTTTCATCACCTTTTTCAAAACCGTAGACCCTGAAGCCCCTTGTTTTGTTGGCAACTGATGTGATAACAGTTTCCCTAATGCCTGATGCGTCATGCCTGATGGGCGATGAGCGTATGTGGGTGCATCACAGGACGTGCATCACGTTCACCACGCATCAAGCATCACGCATTCTGCATCACATTGCATCACGCATCCTGCATCCTTGCATCAGGCAACGTGATCGTGCATCGGGGCAGGGGGCAGGGGGGCGTATAGCGTATATATGCTTGTAGAAATACACAGATTAGGATTTTTGAGTGGTAACCACTTTTATATACACGGAAAGCCCACAGCCAAATATTTGACTACTGCGGCTAAGATTACATATTGACATACTCACACAATCTGTTATAATTATATATAACTAAACTAAGATGACATATAAAGTGATACATTAAAATGTCTATTCACTAAATATAAATTAACACTTATATGAATCATTTTAAATGAATGGATGTATTATTTCCTCCGTACTCCCAAAAAATAATTGACAATGCGTAAAAAATCCGTAAAACTATACACAGACAATGTTATTGAAGAGTTCTATAAGGGTATTCTTAATAATAATCTTGATAAGTTACATATCCCCCATAGTGATGTATTCTACGTGAGAGCTGCAGTGGAAGCCCACTATGGTAGACCATTTACTTTAAAGCACGTAGAGAGTGCTATGATAGCCGAGGGATGGTCTGAAGAGGACAGAGAGCTAACAACAACTAATGAAAGGTAACTAAGAATGGCATCAACTATTGCAACTATAATGAAAGCTTTGGGCAAGCTTAGAAAAAAACCAAATAAGACATCAACAGATCAAAAAGAAATAAGACAGCTTGAAAGAGAAAAAGATTTAATAAATAAAAAAGAAAAACAAGCAACAGATATGCGTAAGTCAATACGCAAATCACCAAAGACTACAGGTAAAGACTATTTAGATCCTCAGTTTCAATCCGTAGCTCGACTTAAAAACAAAAACAAAACAACAAAGCCAGTGCTACCAATGTCAAAAACAGATAAAAAGGAAATGAAGCTAGACAAAACTTTAGCTGACTATATTGCATTACCTTTAAGTAAAAAAGAAAAAATAATAGCAGGAGCTAGATCTAAAGCAGGACCTAAAGCTAAAATTTATTCTTCTTTCGCAGGACTTAAAAATGTAACTGAAAAAGAAATAAAGGATATGGCTAGAAAGATGTCCAAAAAAGATTTTATGGCTCTGAGTGATGCAGACATGAAGAAGATACCTGACGGTATATTAGCTTCTATAATAAAGAAATATGACTTAGTAAAGTCTGAACTTAAAAAGGGTGGTACAATGATGAAGAAAAAAGGTTATGCTAAAGGTGGTATGAAGAAAAAAGGCATGGCAATGGGTGGACTCAAGAAACCTGCTGCAGGACAAACTGGACTCAAGAAGCTACCATCCTCTGTACGAAACAAAATGGGTTATGCCAAGAATGGTGGCATGATGAAAAAGAAAGGCATGGCTAAAGGTGGCATGAAAAAGAAGGGCTATGCAATGGGTGGCATGACAGTGAAATACAAAGTAGGTGGCATGGCTAAAGGAAAAATGTACGGAAGTGTTGACAATAAGAAGAAGAAGTAGTATAATTATGTCACTATGGCATATCTTCAAAGTAACATTCCGTATTTCAAAGCTTGGGTAAGACGAGAGTATACCTGTAACTTTTCTCAGTATCATGGTGAGTTCTTACACTGCATGGTTATTGCAGTGACCACAATGCCTAACAGATCACTCAGCTTTCAAGTAATCTTTACTGGCTGTGAATCTGATGACACTGACGAGC